GGACAACGGTCCGGACATTCGCACGTCCTATCCGGTCAACCTTGTGCCGGTGCCGAAGAAGTCTGGCATCAGCAACGGGTTTCTCCGACCTGGAGACGGCCTGGTGGCCAACGGTACCGGCCCAGGCATCGACCGAGGCGGCATCAACTGGAACGGCGTCTGCTACCGCGTCATGGGCACCAAGCTCGTGACCGTGGCCAGCAACGGCGCTGTGACCGTGCTGGGCGATGTTGGCGGCCCGGTCAACACGCTGGTGTCCTTCGACTACAGCTTCGACCGTCTGGCCATTGCATCTGGTGGCAGGCTCTACTACTGGAACGGCGCACTCACGCAAGTGACCGATCCGGACCTTGGCACCGTGCTCGATGTGGTCTGGGTGGACGGCTACTTCATGACCACCGATGGCACCAGCCTGGTGGTGACAGAACTGACCGACCCGACACAGGTCAATCCGCTGAAGTATGGCTCCAGCGAGGTCGATCCTGATCCGGTGGTTGCTCTGCTCAAGCTGCGCAACGAGGTTTATGCACTGAACCGCAACACTATCGAAGTGTTCGACAACGTTGGAGGCGACTTCTTCCCGTTTCAGCGCATCGACGGCGCGCAAATTCAGAAAGGCGTGCTTGGGACATTCGCCTGCTGTGTCTATTTGGAGACGGTGGCTTTCTTGGGAAGTGGCCGCAACGAGCAGCCTGGAATCTACCTTGGCGCAAACGCATCTGCGCAAAAGATCAGCACGCAGGAAATCGACCAGGTGCTGCTGCAGTTCACCGAGGCGCAGTTGGCCACCGTCAAGCTGGAAGCGCGCAACGACAAGAACCACCAGCACCTGTACGTGCATTTGCCGGACCGCACCATCGTCTACGACGCAGCAGCATCTGAAGCGCTGGGCGAACAGGTCTGGTTCACGCTGACCACCTCGACGGTCGGCTTCAGCCAGTACCGCGCACGCAATCTGGTGTGGGCCTACGACAAGTGGCTGGTCGGCGATCCGCAGTCCAGCACCATCGGCTACATGGTGGACACGACCGGCGAGCATTGGGGCCAGATCGTGCGCTGGGAGTTCGGCACGCTGATCGCCTACAACGAAGGCAACGGAGCGATCTTCAACGAACTCGAACTGGTGGCACTCACCGGCCGAGTGGCCCTGGGCAAAGACCCGATCATCAGCACCAGCTACTCGGTGGACGGCCAGTCTTGGAGTCAGGATCGTCCGATCCGTGTCGGCACCACTGGCAACACGCGCAAGCGCCTGGCCTGGTTCCAGCAAGGGCACATGCGCAACTGGCGCATCCAGCGCTTCCGTGGCGACACGCAGGCGCACTTGTCGTTCGCTCGTCTTGAGGCCCAGATCGAAGGACTGGCGTACTGATCATGGCGACGCAAAAGCTCAATCTCACCCGCGATCAACTCGCCACGTTCCTCAAGAACCACGAGCAGATCAAGCAGTTCGAGCGCCTGTTCCAGGTTGCAGATGAGGTATCGCCATCCAGCGATACCACCGGCATCAGCATTCAGGCAGGCAACGCTGACGCAGCGGCCAACGAAGCACTGGCGCAGATTGTCAGACTGGCGCAAGACGCAGCCACCAACAGCGGAGCAGCCGACCAGAAGGCTGTGCAGGCTCTGGATGCGCTTGGCCGCATTGCCAACGCACTGGAGATGCTGGCCACAGCCCCGGTGATCCAGAACAACAACTCGGTGGTGACGGACTACATCGACCTGCCTGAGATCGGCCCCCATGTCAGCCAGGCCCGGCGCGTGCAGTGGAACCAAGACGACGGCACGATGGATATCGGCCTGTACGGCGGCAGCGTGCTACAGGTTGGCCAAGAGTTGATGTACTACGCCAAGAACACCAGCGGTGGCTTGATCGCCAACGGCACGCCTGTGATGTTCACAGGCACGGTCGGCTCGTCCGGCAAGCTGACGTTCGGTCTGGCTGTGGCTGACGGCTCCGTGCTGGCAGATTACATGATGGGTGTGGCCACGCAGGACATTGCCGACAACGACTTCGGCTACGTGACCAGTTTTGGCCTGGTGCGTGGCTTCGACACGACAGGCGCACCGTATGGCGAGGTCTGGAACGATGGCGACCTGCTGTACTTTGACCCGGCAACGCCTGGCACATGGACCAACGTGGCTCCGCAAGCACCGAACATCGACGTGCCGGTGGCCGTGGTCATCAACGCAGGCAGTGGCGGCTCTGGCTCGATCTTCGTGCGCATGACCGTGGCCGAGTCGCTGGCCCGGCTGCAGGACGTCTACATCAGCGGTCTGGCCAACGGAGACCTGCTGCAATATGACAGCGTGCAACAGCGATGGGAAAACGTGCCAGCATCCACGTTGCCCGTTGGCACAGCCACGAATCTTGCTGGTGGCGCTGCTGGTTCAGTCCCATACCAGACTGCACCTGGAACCACCACATTCAAAGGAATCGGAACGGCAGGACAGGTTTTCCGAGTCAACGCAACAGCAACTGCTCCTGAATGGGTTTCACCTGCTGCACTGAGCAAGGTTGACGACACCAACGTCACTCTCACACTTGGTGGAAATCCAACCACGGCATTGCTGGCTTCAGCCTCATTGACGCTTGGATGGACAGGACAATTGTCTGCTGCTCGCGGAGGCACAGGCTTTGGCACGTATGCTGTCGGTGACATTCTGTATGCCAACACAACGACCACGCTTGCCAAGCTGGCCGATGTTGCGACAGGAAACGCGTTGATTTCTGGCGGTGTTGGTGTTGCTCCGTCTTGGGGAAAAATTGGTCTTACAACCCATGTGTCTGGGACTTTGCCTATTGCAAACGGTGGCACAGGATTGACGGCTCTTGGTGCTGGTGTGCAAACATGGCTCGGCACTCCTTCATCTGCAAACCTTGCTGCTGCAGTCACAGATGAAACAGGTAGTGGCGCTTTGGTTTTTGCCACTCGACCATCGTTTGCAAACACTATTGGTGTCGGAGGTGCAACTGCATCTGCGTCTGGTTCTGGCGTAAGTTTTCCAGCGACTCAAAGTTCTTCTACAGACGTCAACACATTAGATGACTATGAGGAAGGGACATGGACTCCTGTCATTGCTGCACAAGCAGGGGCGATCACTTCATACACAGTACAAGCGGCAAGTTATACCAAGATCGGGAATTTTGTTTCTGCATTCGTGCAATTCACAATCGTCAATAACGGAACTGGTGCTAATGCATTGACAGTCACATTGCCTTTCTCTGCAGCTACAAGTGACGCAGGAACATTCCGAGAAAACAACGTCACTGGTCAGGTTGGCGTGTTCCGTGCAAACGGAGGCACAAATACATCATTCATGGTGTATTACAACAACGCGTATCCTGGTGCAAATGGATGCGTTATCACTGGCACTGTAAATTACAGGACAACCACTTAAGGAGAAATTGATGAGCGTCATCGTTAAAACACTGATTCCTGCAAAGCAGGCAGAAAGTGTGCAAACTATTCAGTACACAGCCACAAACTGTCGTTCCATCATTGACAAGTTCACGGCAACAAACACCAGCGCAAACAACGTGACAATCAGCGTCAACTTGGTGGTTAATGGAGGAAGTGCTGGTGTCGACAACTTGGTAGTTGACACTCGTGCTATTGCTCCGGACGAGACTTACACTTTCCCCGAGTTGGTTGGTCAAGTTCTTGAGCCTGGCAGCTTCATTTCCACCATCGCTAGCGCAGCCACGTCGCTGACCATTCGTGCCAGCGGCCGCGAGATCACTTGAAGGAGAACCACATGGACATGCCCAAGATCATGATGGCTGGCTTCAACGGCCTGCCCATCGACGAGCCGTTCATCACGGCATCCGAGAACAAAAATAACACCCAAGTGGTGATCGACGACTGGATGCTCGGCCCTGAGAAGCCGTCCAACGAACCCGGCGCAAACAAGCCGTACTGGATGAAGCTGGCCAAGGCCATGCAGGTGGACGAGAAAGAGGCGCGTCGTCGTCGGTGCTCGAACTGCGAGTACTACGACAACAGCACCATGATGCAGGCCAAGATGGAGCGCATCCCGCAGAACGCCTGGGACACGAACGCAGGCTTCCGTGGCTACTGCCACAAGTTCGACTTCATCTGTCACGACCTCCGTTCTTGCCAAGCCTGGGAAGAACGCGAGTTCGAGATGGAAGATTGACAGGCCATGCGAATGTGGGAAAATAGCATCACTGAGCCGTTCGAGCAGCCAGTAGCTCACAGCCCCCAGCAGGAGGATTCGATGAGCGATGTCGCGGTTCAGGAAGTTGCCAAGCAGGCCGGTGTGCCTGCGGAGCACTTGCCGATCTACCGCCTGGAGGCTGAACTGCTCAAGTTGCCCCAGGTCGATATGCCTGTCGATCACGACTTCTGCAACGGCCTCTACGCTCGGACCATGCATATCCCGGCAGGCACTGTCCTGACTGGTGCGGTGCACAAAGACGAGTCGTTCTTCGTGGTCCGCAAAGGCCACCTGATCGTCACCACTGACGATGGATCGGCCCAGGTCGGCCCCGGCTTCATGAGCGTCACCAAGCCCAACACCAAGCGTGCTGGCGTGGCGCTGACGGACGTTGAGGTCACCACCTTCCACGCCAACCCGACGAACGAGACAGACCCGCAGGCCATCTGGGACATGTACACCGTCCCGGCACCGGCCTCTGTTCTTGAGGCCGTCCAACATCCGCACCTGGAGGGCACAAAATGAGTTTTGGACTATCTGGAGCAGCGCTGGCAGGCATTGCCGTTGGCGGCGCAACGCTCGTATCTGGTCTTGCACAGGCCGACGCAGCCAGCGACGCGGCTGCAGCACAAACCCAAGCATCCGAGGCTGGCATTGCTGAACAGCGTCGCCAGTTCGACAAGGTCCAGGAACTGCTCAAGCCATACGTCGAGGCCGGTACCGGCGCGATTGAAGGGCTGGAGCCGTTCGCGCAGGCTGGCGTCCCTGCGCTGCAGGCCCAGCAAGCACTGCTCGGCCTGGCTGGCCCGGAAGCGCAGCGCAAGGCGATTGCCGACCTGGCGGCCGGTCCGCAGATGCAGGCGCTGGTTCAGCAAGGCGAGAACGCATTGCTGCAGCAGGCATCGGCAACGGGCGGCCTGCGTGGCGGCAACATCCAGGCGGCACTGGCTCAGTTCCGGCCGCAGGTGCTGTCCGAGTTGATCGGCCAGCAGTACAGCCGTCTTGGCGGCCTGACCGCACTTGGCCAGGAAACCACTTCAAACCTGGCGCGTCTTGGCCAGGCATCTGCGGCTGGTACCGGCGCTGCCGCGCAGGAAAGCGGCGCAAACATCGCCAGCCTGCTGGCACAGCAAGGCGCTGCACAGGCTGGCGCGCAGATGGCGCAAGGCCGTGCGTTCGCATCCATTCCCGCAGCCATCTCTGGCGGCCTGGGCATTTTCTCTGGCCTGGGAGGTAAATTCTGATGGCACTTCAACTACCGTCCGGCCCCATCAACTACGGCGTCGACATTCCTGACCCGTCGCAGGCTTTCCTGTCGGCGTTCAAGACTGGCACGGCCATCACCGGAACCCGCATGGCGCAGGAAAAAGCGCAGCGCGAGGCCGAGCAACAGCAACTGATCTCGCAAGCCTTCCAGCGCCTGCGTCAGCCTGGCGCGACCGCCAAGGACTATGCAGACCTGGCCATGATGCTTCCGGAGACGCAGGCCAAGGCTGTGCGCGAGAGTTTCAGCATGATCAACGCTGACCAGCAGCAGAACGCACTCGGCCAGGCTGGCCAGGTGTTCTCGGCGTTCAAATCCGGCAAGCCTGACATTGCCATTGGCCTGATCGAACGCCAGATCGATGCCAAGCGCAACAGTGGCGATGAGGCCGGTGCCAAGTTTCTGGAGACCTGGCGCGATGTGGCCAAGGAGAACCCCAAGGCTGCGGAGGACTACTTCGGCTTCACCATCTCTCAGATGCCTGGAGGCGACAAGGTCATCACCGGCGCACTGAGCATCGAGGAAGATCGTCGCAAGGCTCAACTGCAGCCGTTCAAACTGCGCCAGGAAACCGCTGACGCCATCGTCAAGGAAGCACAGGCCAAGTTTGCGCCTGAGAAGTTCGGTCTGGAGATCGACCTCACCAAGTCCCAGATCGAGCAGGCCAAGGCGGCTCGGCGCGCCCAGGAAGCTGCGGCTGCCAAGTCTGGCGCAGAGGCTGCGCGTGCGCGTGCTGAGGCTGACCAGATGGCCGCTGGCATCATCCCGGTGGAAAAGCGACCCGAGGCCGAGGGAAAGTTCCGCAAGGAATACAGCGACCAGACCAAGGGCTACCAAGAGGTCAAGTCGGCCTATGGCCGCGTTCTGGCATCGCAGGAGACAGCCGCTGGCGACCTGGCGCTGATCTTCAACTACATGAAGATGCTGGACCCTGGCTCTGTGGTGCGAGAGGGAGAGTTCGCCACGGCGCAGAACGCCACTGGCGTGCCGGAGCGCATTCAGAACTTGTACAACAACCTGGTGCGTGGAGAGAGACTGAATCCTGACCAGCGCAAGATGTTCTCCAAGCAGGCCGAAGGCTTGTACAAGCAGGCCCAAACCCAAGAAGCCACCGTTCGCAGCGGCATCGAGCGCATCGCCAAGGGCTACGGCCTGAACACAGCCAACATCTTCTACACGCCGACTGAGGAAGCTCCGCAGCCACCGGCAGCACCGGCAAAGCCTGGCGCGCCTGTGTCAGTGACGGCACCAAACGGACAGGTGTTGACATTCCCGTCGCAGCAGGCTGCTGACGCATTCAAGAAAGCAGCAGGAATCCGCTGATGGCAACCGACTACGAAGCACTCGCACGACAGTTCGGCGGCGCTGTGGCTGGCTCGGCCCCTGCGCCTGCTCCTGCAGCAGCACCTGCTGCGCGTCCGGCACCTGCTGCTGCACCTGTCGCGGTTGCACCGGCTGCTGCACCAGCAGCAGCGCCTGTCGACTACGCGGCCATGGCGACGCAGTTTGGCGGCCAGGCTGCACCGGCAGAACCTCCCAAGATGGGATTCTTCGAGTCTTTGGGCGAAATGGTCACCGGGTCGCGTCGCGCGACCACCGAGACCCAGACACTGCCCGAGTGGACCTCGATGCCGGAACTCAACCAGATGAGCGTGGCGTCACTCAAGACGGCGCTGGGCACGCTGCTGTCCAACCCGCAGGAGACGGTCCAGATTCTGCAGGCCAACTTTCCTGGCGCGCAGGTTCGACAGGACGCCAAGGGAAACTTCATCATCCGGTCCTCAGTTGACCAGCGCGAGTACGCCATACCGCCAGGTCTGTCCGTGGGCGACATTCCGCGCGTCATCGGCGGCCTGCTGGCATTCACACCGGCCGGGCGCGCCACGACCATCCCTGGTGCCATTGCCGCTGGCGCTGGCACTCAGGCCGTGATCGAGGCCACCCAGGCAGGCACTGGCGGCCGCTTCGACACTGGCGAGGTGGTCACGGCTGGCGCAGCCGGTGGGGCTGGCCAAGTGGTGCAGCGAGGCGTGCAAGCAGCGGTCCCGGCCGTCAAGCGCACCGTGCAGCGTGTCACAGGCCGTCAGCCTGCGCCAGCAGCACCGACCGCACCGGCAGCAGCCCCAGCAGCGCGTCCTGCGGCCACTGGGGCGCGAATCGATCCGACGCTTGAGCCGATGCCTGCCCAGCCTGCTGCGGCTGCTACTGCGGCAGCACAGGCCGCCCCTGAGCAGCCTGTCGTCCAAGCTGCCACAGAAGCATTCGAGGAAGTTGGCGACCTGGTGCGAAAGGCATCTGGCAAAGGCCCAGGCTCTGCCGCTGCCCAGGCCAGGCTTGCCGATCTTGCCCAGGTAAACCCTGATGCTCGTGCTGCAGCCGAGCGTCTGAACATGGACCTGCCGTTCGACGTATTCAGCGACAACCCGCAGGTCCGGGCTGCTGTGGGCCTGACCCGGTCCGTTGCTGGCGGCGAAGCCGAGGCGGCCTGGGTGAACACCGTGCGCAACGCCATCACCAAGGCTGACGATGTGGTGCAGCAATTTGACGCTGCATTCATCGAAGGCCGTCCGGCTCCTGGTGCGACATCCCAGCGCATCCTGGACATCCTCAATGGCACACAGTCGCAACTGGCCAAGGACGCCAGCACGATCTACCAGCGCGTCGATGAGGCCATCCCAAAGACGTCCACCGTGCAGTTCCCCAAGCTGACGCAGACGCTGGACGATGTTCTGGCCGAGGTTGGAGAAAGAGGTCTGTCGGCTCAGGAGAAGAAACTCTACGAGTTGGCCACCGACCCGACCGCCACCTACGGCCGTCTGCTGCGCGAGAAGAACTTGATCGGCCAGGCTGTGGCTGGCAAAGAATCGCCATACGGCAACATGGCGGCAGGCGACCTGAAGCGCCTATACGCGGCTCTTGCTGACGACCAACTGACAAACGTTGGAGACATTGGCGGCGATGCGCTGCGCCAGGAACTGCGTGCGGCCAACTTGCTGACGGCCAAGAAGAAGGCGCTTGAGAACCGCATTGTTGGTGCATTCGGCAAGGAGATCGACGGCAGCGTGGCAACCCTCATGCAGTCGGCCATCAAGTCGGCGGCCAAGGGCGACGCGGCGCAGTTCAATAAGCTGATGAAGGTCGTCCCGCCTGAGTTGCGAAAAGAGACCATCGCCACGGCTCTGGCTTCTGTCTCAAGCTCTGGCCGGGCAGCCCAGGAAGGCGCGTTTGGCTTCGCTGAATTCGCCAAGACTTACCGTGGCCTGCGTGCCAACCCTCCTGTCTACAAGCAGGTGGTGGAAACGCTTGGCAAGGACGCTGACGCTGTGCTGCGCGACCTGTACGAGGTCTCCAAGCGTATCACCGACGCACGCGCCCAAGTGCTCACCACCGGCAAGGCCAACCAGGCGCTGGTGGAGGCGCTCAAGGCTGAAGGACTGGTGGGCAAGGTCATGCAAAGCACGATGGCTCAGCGCGCTGTCACTGGCGCTGCCAGCGTCATCCCTGGCGGCGGCTTTGTGGCCCCGGATATCGTGCAGTTCATGTCCAAGGGCAATGCCGATGCTGTCAAAGCGGCTGGCAAGCTGTTTGCCAGCGACGACTTCCAGAAGCTGGCCATCGAGGCTGCTACCAAAGCCGAGCCAAGCACGGCAGCCCTGCGTCGCACCGCCATGAGCAAGGCCTTCGGGGATTTCGCAAAGGCAGCCAAACTGCCACAATCTCTGGACGCGCGAGTGCAGTGGCTGCAATCCGCTGTCCAGACAGGACGCCAATTTGAACAGGAGAACCAGTAATGTCCGCACTCAGTATTCAGCCACCGTTTCCGATTTTTACGGAGACAGATGGACAACCTCTTGAGAATGGTTACATCTGGATTGGCACAGCCAACCTCGACCCTGAAGGTAACCCAATCAATGTCTACTGGGACGCTGCACTGACGCAACTTGCAGGCCAGCCAATCCGCACGCAAGGAGGCTACCCAGTCAACAACGGCACTCCTGCACGCCTGTACGTCAACAGCGACTACAGCATTCGCGTTATGAATGAAAAAGGCGGAATTGTGTACAGCGCACAGGCTGCCACTGAGCGATACGGTGGAATTATCACATCATCGAATATCGATTTTTCGCAACCTTGCACTGGAGCAGTCGTAGTCTCAATTGCTGACAAACTGCGAGAAACTGTAAGCATCCTGGACTTCGGAGCAGACCCTACCGGATCTGCTGATAGCACGACTGCGATTCAAAATGCAATTGCTTGTGCACAAAACGGCTCAGGGGTTGTATTTGTTCCAAAAGGCAAATACAAAATTACGTCTGGAAACATTACTATTGAGAATGTGTCAATCATTGGATGTGGAGTGCCTGAAAAGGGACTTCCTTATGACAATGATGGGTCTGTCTTCTTGTTGGACGGAACTACAAACAGTCCTTTCAATCTTGGTCGTGCAGTTAATCTTGACGGGCTGTCTTTCTTTTACCCTAACCAGAACGACACAACAGTTTCTCCAATTGTTTACCCGGCCTTGTTCTCCGGAAGTTACGTATCTCAGTTCCTGATGACAAACTGCACCGTCGTAAATGCGTATGACGGGTTCATGTTCCAAGGTTACGCTGTTGGAGATATTAGGATTAGCAAGTGCAGGATGTATTGCGTCAATCGCGTGTTTTATTTCCTGACTGGCGCCCCTGAAATTATCAATTTGACGGACAACATCTTTAGCTTTGGTGTTTACGAAGATGTCACAAACACCGCTCCATATCATTTGCGTGATTACACAGCGCAAAATGGATCGTTCATTGTTGGTGATATGTCAGGCGGTGGATGGACTTCAATCGATGGATTGACGACTAGTGGAAACCTTGTTTTTGGTTATCGGTTCGGAATCAGGATTGTCTCTGGCTCACTGAATGTGAGTAATATTGTCAATAATAAATTCGATGCGGTTGGAACTGCTGTACAAATAGAAGCGACCGCAAAAGCAACCGCTCTGAATTTTTCTAATAATCTGTTTTACAGTTATGTTTTTGGGCTTGCAACTGCTGCAAATCCATGCATCTACATATCAGGCAACGGGCAAATCACTAGCGTGTTACTTGATAGTAACGAGTTCGCATATTCACAAGGTTCTGCAATAGCATTGTCTGGATTGAACATACTTGATGAAATCTTGATCATTGGAAATAAGTTCAAGAGTTGGGGAAGTACGACTGCAACGCCTGTTATAGATACATACGCAATTGTCATTGACGATCAGGCAGTATCAGACAAAGGGTTCGGATTAATCACTGGAAACCAGTTCAAGAACAATGCGTCTCAAGGAGTAGGAATTGCAGTTGGACGCATAAACGGACTGCTGATTGATGGCAACCACTTCAGGGATTGCTATGTTCCAGTGCAGGTCATAGACGGAACAGACATCAGAATTTACGGGAACAAGACAGAAGGGACAACGTCTACAAATGCTTTAACTGTAACCCCATCTGGTGCTGGAATCATTGAGGCGAATATCAATAGTTGGGACAAGCAACCCACCAGGTGGGCATTCCCGATGTTCAAGGCTGTACTCTCTGCTTCGCAGACTATTGGGGCAGGGCCAACGGCAATTACAACTGGATTTGGCACAGAAGTCTACGATGAGGACAACAACTTTAATCCTGTGACCGGGGCATTTGTTGCACCTACTACTGGCTTTTACAAGTTTGACGTGTGCTTAACAACAACGAGCGGAACAACAACTGGAGACGTGTGGAAGGTCTATCTGCGAAATAATGTTAGTGCTGAAGAAAACGGAATCATCAAGACAATAGTGTCAGGATCAGGAGCACAGTCATTCTCATTCGGAGCAGAATTCAAAATGACTCAAGGAGATGACGTTGTCTGCTATGTTGTTCGCATCGGTGGTTCTGGAACCTTTACCCTTACAAGCGACTCGACATTAAACTTTATATGCGGTAGGAAGTCCCTGTGATGAAATCAATCAAAAATTGGTGGTTTTGCATCCAGTGGCGTAGGCAAATGCGCAAGGACAAGCGTACTGGCCGTTGGCCAATTTAATTTGGAGTAGTAATGGATCAAACGATTATCAACTGGCTGTTGACAGGGTTCGGCGGTCTGATCGGTTTCTTGCTCAATGTGATATGGAATGCGGTCAAAGAACTGCAAAGCGCCGACAAGGAGTTGACCGACAAGATTGGCAGCATCGAAGTGCTGGTGGCCGGTAACTACGTCCGGCGCGATTCTTTTGATGCAGCGGTCGAGCGCATCTTCCAGAAGCTCGACCACATCGAAGAGAAGATTGATCGGAAGGCGGACAAGTAATGTTCAAGCTCTCGCAGCGCTCCAAAGACCGGCTCAAAGGCGTGCATCCTGATCTTGTCAAGGTGGTCGAGCGTGCCATCGAGATCACCACGGTGGATTTCACGGTGCTCGAAGGCTTGCGTGATCCTGCGCGCCAAAAAACGCTGATGGAGTCAGGTGCAAGCCAGACCCTCAACTCTCGGCACATCACTGGCCACGCGGTCGATCTTGGGGCTTGGGTAGACAACCAGGTAGACTGGTCTTGGCCCCTGTATCACAAGATCGCAGCGGCCATGAAGGAAGCGGCTGCTGAACTTGGGGTGGCAATTGTCTGGGGTGGGGATTGGTCACGTTTCAAGGATGGCCCTCATTACGAACTCGACCGGAGGAAGTACCCATGATCCAAGCACTCATCCCGGCGCTGGCCCCCATCGTTGGCCAGATCGTCGGCAGCCTGTTTCCTGACCCAACTGAGAAGGCCAAGGCCGAAGCTGAGGCCATGCGCCAGTTGCTGGCGCACCAGGGCGAGATCGAGGCAGCTGCAGCCAAGATCATCAACACCGAAGCGGCCAGCACGCACTGGCTGGCGGCCAACTGGCGGCCTCTGACCATGCTGGTGTTCGTTGGTTTGATCGTGGCCAGGTGGTTTGGATGGGCTGCTCCTGGACTTGCTGAGGCCGAATACCTCAAGCTCTGGAGCATCGTCGAGTTTGGTCTTGGCGGCTATGTCGTAGGAAGAAGCGTCGAGAAGGTGGCCCCGGCCATCGCCACTGCTCTGAAGCGATAGCAGTTGTCTCCTCCCAGCGGCTTTGCTGCCGCTTTGCCCGGCCTGGTGCCGGGTTTTTTCATGAAGGCAGACGTTCGCCAGTCTCGAAGGCTTCTCGGCCGTCCAGGCTGTTGTGAATCCAGATTGGCTCTGCGCCTTCATCATCCAGCGTTGGTCTGCACCAGCACGAGCCGTTGAGTTCGTGCTCTCGCAGGTCGTTGATTGGAACCACGTGCAATCCTGCGAGATTGCTGTCTTGGTTGCAGGTCATCGGCACATCCTTTCGCCATCGTAAGCAGGCCATCCAGCCTGGCCGCGCGTCTCTTTCCACAGCTTGACCATCTCGCAGTACTGATCGGCCTGGCGCTGCTCCTCCTCGAAGTCGGACTGGCCGACGATGCCCATTGCGATGACGATGCCGATGACGGCCAGGATGATTTGGTAGCGCTTGAGGTTCACGGTCTGCTCCTTGCAGGTTGGTTGACTTGCTCACACTTTACCACAATTTCACACGACTGCAAGCATAGGGACAAACCCTAGACGATCTCCACATCGTGCGGCTGCTTGCGGCCGTCCAGAATGGCGTGGATGCGCTGCTCTGTCAGGCGGTGGCAGCGGTACATGGTCCGGGCTGGCAGCACCTCCAGCAACTCGGCGTAGCTGGCCAGGACAGCGCGCACGGCCTGGATGCCTGGCCCGTCCAGCCGGATGGGCTTGCCTTCGCGCTTGTGGCGCTGCCCGGCCACGGCCAGGGCACGCACAGCGTCCATCAGCAGTCCGCTGTCGTCGTCGCAGACCTTCATCTCGACCACCAGCGTCTCCAGCATGTTGACGGCGTC